ACCCGCCCGCCGACGGCAAAACCGAACTCCCGCTGTCGTGGTTCGCCGAGCCTGTGCAGCAGGTCGATACCGCGCATTTCGGCTGCACGATCATCTCGACCAGGGCGATCAGGCGAACGCTCAAACCGTGGTTCCATTCGCAGCCGGACGCCGAGGGCGGCTGGGGCGACGGGCGGATCGACGACGATCTCTGGTTCTGGCGTCAATTCAAGGCGTCGGGCAACCGCCTCTTCATCACGCCCCGCGTCGTCATCGGTCACGGCGAATACGTGATCTCGTGGCCGAGCAAGGACTTCTCGGGTCCGGTGTTCCAGCACACGACGAACTGGCAGCGGACGAAGAAGCCGCCCGAAACTGCATGGAGGGTCGGAGAATGACGACAATCAGAGTGCGGATGCTGCGTGCCTACGGTGCCTACAAGGCGAACGAGCTCGTCGATGTGGACGAGTCCTTCGCCGCGAGGCTCTTCGCGTGGGGCTACGGGAAGCGGGAGACGCAGCAATCGCTGATCGAGACGGCAGCGGTGGAGCCGGTCGCGGAGCGGGCAGACGTGACGCCACGACGCAGGGGGCGACGGCATGAATGACGGCAAGAGGTATCGGTCGCTCAAAGTGCAGACGCAGCCGGTTGTCGAACCGGTGAGCGTCGCCGAAGCCAAGGCTCACATTCGCGTCGATTACAACACCGACGACGCCTACATCGCTGCGCTCATCTCGGCGGCTCGCGAGTATTGCGAGACGTACATGGACGAGACGCTCGTCGATACGCAGTACGTCATGCGGCTCGATGCGTTTCCGGCGGTCATCGAACTCCCGCGACCGCCGATGTCGCAGACCACCGGACGCACGGCGGTGTCGATCGTCTACACCGCAAGCGAGGCGGGCAACACGGCGACGCTCTCGACGACCGAATACCGCGTCGATCGGGACGCGAAGCCTGGCACGCTGCGAACGCTCTACGCCGGATCATGGCCGAGCCACTTGCTCGACTACGGCAGCGTCACGGTCACGTGGTGGGGCGGTCGAGGCGACGACGGCAGCAAGGTGTCGCCCCGCGTGAAAGCCGCGATCCTCATGCTCGTCGGGCAGTGGCATGAGCGCCGCATGGCGGCCGACGCCGTGTCGCTCTCCGAGATGCCGTTCGGGGTGAAGGCGTTGCTCGACAGCGTGAAGTGGGGGAGCTACACGTGATCGATCCGGGCAAACTCCGCGAGCGAGTGACGGTGCAGATCGCCACCGGGGCGACGAACGCCATCGGCGAGACGGTGCTGACGTGGAGCGACTCGACAGCCGTATGGGCGAGCGTCGAGGGCGTGTCAGCCCGCGAGGCACTATCAGCGAACCAGCAGGAGGTGACCGTCACGCACCGCGTGCGGACCCGATACATACCTGGACTCACGCAGCAGATGCGGTTCGCGTGGCGTGGCAGGACGCTCGATATCGTGTCGCTCCTCGAACACAACAACCGCAGCGAGCACGAGTGCATCTGCGAGGAGCGGACGTAATGGCAGACACTCGCGTCAAGGTTGAGTTCGACTCTCAGGAACTCGCCGTCCTCCGAGCGGCTTTCAGTCGGCTTCCGAAGAACATCTCGGCACGTTACCTCGGTGCCGCACTGCGGTCTGCATCGAGGCCCGCACTCACGAAGTTGCGTCAGCTCACGCCCAGAGGCCCGACCGGCAACCTCAAGCGATCAATCGCCACCAAGGTCAAGCGGTACAAGAGCGGAAACGCCGTCTCTCTCGTGGGCTACCAAGCGGCAACCGGCGCGGGCCAGAAGGCGAGAGGATTTCATCAAGGGTTTGTGGAGTTCGGCACAAAGCGTCGAACGGCCAAGGGCAGGTACGCATCGACCTACTGGAGCAAGACCGTAGATCGTCAGGGCAAGTTCCAGGTCTTGACGACCAAGCGAGGTAAGAACGCCGGAAAGATTCGGACGAAGCCGTTTCCGAAGTCATTCTTCAAGGTCGCCAAGCGAGGCCAGAAGGTTGAGCTCGGCAAGATGCCGGTCGGCGGAAAGCGAGGGATTTCGCCAGTCAAGACCGCATGGGCTCGCTCGCTGCCCGAGGTTCGGAAAACTCTTGAACTTCAGATGGCGGTGCGGCTTGAAAATGCTCTCAAGGACTTGGCTACCGGCGTGAAGAGTCGCGGCTTCGGACGAGGCAGGAAATGAGCTACAAGTCCCCGGAAAAGGTACTGCTCGACGCCTTGGTGTCGGCCACCGCCGTGACCAGCGTGGTCGGCACTAGGATCTACCCGTTGCTCGCTCCTGCCTCGTCTGCCCTGCCGTTCGTCGTCTGGAGACGCACGGGCATCGAGCGTACCCAGACGCTCGGCTCGGCTCACGGCGTGCCACGGGTTTCCGTTGACTACACGGTCGTGGCGGCGACCTACAACCAGGCCCGCGATGCGGCAGACGCCATGCGGCGAACTCTGGATGGGTACGGCGGCACGGTGGACAATACGGTTGTGGAGCAGGTCAGCCTCGAAAACGAAGTTGATGACTTCGTCACGCTGGCAGGCTCCGACCAGCCGCCTTCGTATTCGGTCACGCAGTCCTACGACATCTGGTGGAGAGAGTGACGCATGCCATACAGCACGCCGCATGATTCGTCCGGTACGACCTTCAGCTTCGCTGGCGTGACCTACACGGTCACCCAGGTAACCTACAATCTCAACGACGTGGCGGCTGGCGACACGATCGACGTGTCGCATCTCGGGCTCACGACCGGAGCTCAGGTCGCCACGATGGACCGCCCGCTGAAGGGCTCCGCGACCGACACGGGCCGCGAGGTGACGATCGAGTATCTCGGCAACACGGTCATCAACGACGCCACGACGGGCACGCTCGCGATCACTGGCGGCATCACGCTCTCGAAGTCGGCGACCGTGTCGAGCTCGTCGGTCACCCTCGCGACGAACGATGTGATCCGGGGTTCGGCCACGTTCCGCGTGGCTCGCTGACGCGGGGAGGTTCCCGCAGTGGCGACGTACTCGACGGGCATCTCGGCGACGTGGGGCAGCGTGACGTTCACCGAGATCTCCGGTCTTTCGTGGACATACGGCGGCGAGAACGTCGGCCGGTCTGCGAACTTCAACCCGAATCCCGGCAGCGTCTCGGTGGCTGCGTTCGGCACCGTCCCGAGCATCTCGCTCGTCGGCAACCGTGACACCATCACGATCACGGGTGGCGGCATGAACTTGACTCAGAAGGCAGTATTGGACTCGGTGTCCGCTGCCGCTGAAGTCAACGGCGTGGCTCGGTACACCGCTGAGTTCACCCTTTTGGACAACTGAAATGGCACTGACGCGAGAGCAGATCGAATCTTCTTCGGCGCGTATTGCCCCCGTCGAGGCGTTCGGCGGCGAGTGCTTCGTGCGGGTGATGAGCGTCGGAGATCGCGACGCCTATGAAGTGCTCGTGATCGAGCACGGCGGCAAGATATTCCCAGACTTCCGCAGCGAGCTCGTGTCCCGCACGCTGTGCGACGAAAAGGGGAAGCTCCTGTACCCAGGCGGCGATGGAATAGAGGCGATAAAGCAGTTGCCTTCGGATCACGTCCACAAGGTATGGACGGCCGCGATGAAGCACAACGCCATGACCGAGGAGGAGATTCGCAAACTCGCGGGGGAATAAACGCCCGGCCCTCGCTGCTGTTCAAGCTGCGTCTGGCTGGGCATCTCGGGAAAACACTCGCTGAAATCGACCAGATGGACTCGCGAGAGTTCTCGACGTGGATCGCGTACTCGCGATGGTTTCGCCCGCTCAACGACAGTTGGATGCAGATGGCAATGCTCGCCACGTGCGAGCTCGCTCCGCACACAAAGAAAACGCCGAGCCCGGAGCAGTTCATTCCAATCGACACAAGTACGCCGCAGCACTGGACTCAGATTCACGCGACGATCGCGAAGATGAAAGCGGACCTGGAAGGCTAGCATGGCTACCGATCTCGCACTTGCGATGCAGATCAGCGCGAACACGACGCAACTCGCGTCGGCCGCTCGCGACGTGTCGGCGAAACTGCAAGGGATGGCCCAAGCTGGACGCAAGGCTTCTGCCGACCTGGCTGTACTGAAGACGATCGAGATTTCCCGCGTTTTCGTGTCGTCCATCACGGCGGCGACAAGGTCTCTCTCGGCCATTGTCTCCGGGTCTGCCGCAGCGATCGCTGGCGTTGACGACCTGAGCAATCGCACCGGTGTCAGCGTTCAGTCGCTACAGGCGTATCAGTTCGCTGCCGAGCAAAGCGGCGTCAGCGTTGAGACGTTTGGCCGCAGCGTCCAAAAGCTGGGCATCAATCTCGGCGAAGCGCAGACCGGCAACAAGGCGGCGGCAAGGTCGTTCGCCGATCTCGGCTTGTCTGTAGACGAACTGACGCGGCTGAGTCCCGAGGCTGCCTTCGAGGCGGTGTCCGCAGCGATCGCGAAACTGCCAAATCCCGCACAGCAGGCGGCGGCTGCGGTCAGCGTTTTCGGCAAGGCCGGTGCCGAGCTTGTGCCGGTGTTTGCCGAAGGAGCCGGGTTTCTTGAGAACATGCGAGCCGAGGCTGTGCGTCTCGGTCTCGTGCTCGGCGACCCGCAGGTGAGGAGCCTCGCTGCACTCGATGACTCCCTTGAAATCGTGTCGGCTACATTCCGAGCCTTTACTGCTCGCGTGGCAGCGGAGCTTGCCCCCGCACTGGTTGACGCAGCGGAGAACGCCGCCACGTTCATCGCGTCGCTGGACGTACGGCAGATCGCCACATCGATCACGTCTCTCATCGGCGGTGCGTCGCAGGTGATCTCCGCGTTCGGCGAGGCGTTCCTGTCGGTCTATCAAGCGAGCGCTCCGCTAGCGGCGACCGTGTTCCCGGCGATTGCCAACTCACTTTCATTCATCGCCAAGAACCTTCGAGGCGCTGCCGTCGGTGCGCTGGCTGCCGCCGGTGCGCTGGCCGGGTATTCATTGGCGGGACTGTCTGCTGCCGCTGCCACTGCGGCGCTCTCGGCAGCGATCACGACTCTCCTGTCCCGCACCGGAATAGGGCTCATCGTCGTGCTGGCTGGTGCGGCGGCCGGAGCTCTCTTGGATTGGGCCTCGTCTGCCAGCGATGCAGGCGCGGACTCACAGGGCGCGATTGCCAACGCGAGCGCTGCGATCGCTGCCGCAGAACAGGCGACTCGCGACGCAACGCAAGCTGTGCGTGAGTTCGGTGACGAGGCGACACAGGCGTTCAAGTTGCCCGCCGAGATCACCGAGCGAACGCTCGTCCAAGACAGCATCAACGAGGCGAGCACCGCATTCCGCAACCTCGCGAAAGAGGCTGGCGGTCTGGCGAACGTTCCCGTCGCCGTCGGAGAGGCGTTCGAGACGCTCACGTTCTACATCGAAGGTGTAGAGAGGGGCATTGTCGATTCAGCGATTCAGCAGGAAGCGATCGCAGAGTCGGCCGCAGTCGTTC